TCATGGCGTGGGCAGCGTGATGGCGGCGACGGCCTCCGGCGTGGTCGCGGTGGCGACGGCGGCGAGCGCAGTGGCGGTGGAAACTTCGAGTGTTTGAATTTGCTGGCCGTAGCTCACGAGGGCGGCGAGCAGGGCGGTGTTGGTGAGGGTGTGCAGGGTGCCGTCTTGTGCGACGAGCGGCGTCTCGGCGGCGAGAATCGCGGCCTTTGCGGCTTCGTCCTCGGCGCCCAGGAGCGCAGTCTGAATAATCGTGGCAAGGCCGGTGAATTTGTTGCGCCAGCTCGGCGCGCCGGAGAGCGCAAAGCCCGCCCCGGCAGGCGTGATGCCGGCGGCGAGGGCATCAGAGAGCGCGGCGTTGATCTCGCGGGCCTTGGCGGCCTTGGCCCTCGCGAGCTTTTGCGCGGCGCTGATCGGCGCGAGCACATACGCGGCGATCTCGGCGGCGACGGCCTCGGGAGTTTCGCCCACGGCGGGGCAGCCGAGTGTGGCTGAGTCGAGGGTCGAGGGTCGAGAGTCGAGAGCGCCCTCGTCGCTCGTCTCTCCGCTCTCGAGCTGAAACACGGCCAGCCCGCCTCCGACGCGCTCGATGCGCACGGCCGGCGCGTCCCACCCGCGGGCCTCTCCGAAGAGCGCGGCGGTGGAGACGGGCGAGGCGAAGGCGACGGTTGCGGGAAAAATGGGGGCTGTTTCGGGAGCGCTCATAATCGGATCACAGATCGAAATAAACGGTCACCTCTACGGAATCGCCGCCGTCCATGTCGTCGAGATACATCCACAACTCCCCGCTGCTAAATACCCATGCAAGGAAGTCCGTGCTCCCGGCCTGCACCGAGCGCATGCGATCGAATCCTGTATCCCACCCCGTGAGATGGAGATGGTCGAAGTCGCCGCTCTCGTCACCGAGCGCGGCCGTGAGCGTGAACGAGACCGACGTGCACGAAAGCTCGACTCGCGAGACTTTCGCCGCCGTCGGGATGAAGCCGCCGCGCTCCCAGCCTGGCGTGAATTTTCGGAATGTGACCTGCCCGCGCCGTGCGGGATTGACAATCTCGACGCCGGTGGCCGGGAGGTTGAGGTGATGGCCGTTGCCGCTGCGGTCCTGGAGCTGGTAGCCCGCGCATTGGTCGCCATCCATCGGCGCCGCGAGGACGCCGAGCGGGATCAATTCCGCGTCGTCAATGAGGACATCGAGATTCGCGGACGGGAACCCCGCATTGAAATTGAGGACTGATCGCTGAGCAACGAACTCTAACGTGTATTTTGCCCACGCCCCGGTCAGGGCGATTGTGGCGTAAGCCGTGGAGGTGATGTTGTCGCCGATCTGCACGGCGTTTCCTGCGAGCGACTTCGCCCAAAAGGTGAGGCGATACCGTTTTCCGGCCGTCAATGGGCCTGCGCTCGAGGTCCCGTAATAGGCCCACGCGCCATTGGCTCCAGCGGCCGCAGTCAGGCGCAGAGCGCGGCTGCCGGTGTGGACATCGGAGGTCGATTGAGCAACCGATCCTCCGCCATAGGTATCGGTTGACCAGCCGGTAAACGCCGCGCCGCTGCCCGTCTCGAAGCCGCCGTTGGAGAGCAGGCTCGTCATGCTCGCGCCCAGCTCGCTCGGCAGCGGGAGGCCGCCGCGATTGTAGAGCGCAAGGACTTCGTCGGCGGAGAGTGCGAGGTTCCAGGGGTAGAATCGCGCCATCTGATTCGACGCCTTCGTCGTTGATCCGTTGTCGCTGCCGAAATACCTCCAGTTTGGCAGGCTGTAGCCGGTGATCATGACCGCCGTGCCTGGGACGCGATTGACGTAAGGCGTGACGCCGTTCGCGCCATCCCAAACCAGCGCGACGTGCGTCATCCCGCTCGCAGCAATGGAGCCGCTCGGAAGAATTGTGACAGTCCCGATGCCGGCTTGATAAAGTGTCACCCCTCCAGTCGGGGTGATCGCGATGTTTGTGTCGCCGTCCGCTCCAACAACGGGAGAGTAACCAGCCGACCGCGTCGCAAAAAAGCTTTGCGTCGCCGCGCCAGCGACGGTCGCCGGCAAGGCCGGGGAAAATGTCGCGTAGCCCGTCCCGTCGAACGACAGCGCCTTCCCGGCGATGTGCGCGGCGTGGGCGGCGGCGGCCGCCGTGGTGAGCGTCGCATCGGCAGCCTCGCGGTCGGTTGCCTCGTCGGCGAGCGCGGTCGCGGTGGCGATCGAGCTGGGCGCGGGAAACTCCGGGCCGGCGGGATTTGGCGCGCCTTCGCCGTTGTAGACCTGGCGGCGGAGGAGGCAGGCATGCTGGAAGCTGGTGCGCTGGGTGTTGTCGGCGTTCTGGATCTCGACCTCGTTGACCGTGGCGATCGTGGTCTTGGTCGAAGAAAGCGCAGTGAAAGCCGCGGCGACCTCTTCGGTGTTCGTGTCGAGGTCGGCGATGTAATACCAGCCATCCTCATCGTTGCCCTGCTCCTCGAAGGCGTCGGAGTAATAGAGGAGGGTCGAGCCGCCGAGGGCGCTGGCGAGCTTTCCCGAGAAGACGATCGTGCTGCCAGGCTCGAGGCGGACGACCTCGACGGGAGCCGATGGGTTGCCGGTCTCCTGCACGAAGATGAGGCGCAGGGGGAAGGCGTCGTTCTGGACGAAGTCGGCCTGGCGCAGGGCCGTCAGCCCGCTTTGGCTGGCGAGCGCGGTATTCGCGCCGCGCTCGGAGAGGTTGATGATGATTTCGAGGTAGCGGTCCCAGGCCATGTCGTAAGCGGGAGATTGGTGAGTTTGCACGCCGGCCGCGAACGGCCGTGCGGACGGTGCGAGCAGAGCAGGCCGTGAGCGGCGCGACTAACAAGGCTGCGGAGCCTGCAAGGACTCCAATTTGCCCGCGGTCGGATCACCAAAGGCCGCGCGGGCAGCTCGTCGAGCGCCAGGTCACTTTCCGCGGGAGGAAGCAGCCGCACGCGGCGCACGTCTTGTCTGCCTGTCGATACTGGCCGCAGCGGTCACTCTGGCAGATCTCGAGCCGCCGGGCTGCCTCGGCGCCCGAGGGTGGTCGCTGGCCCTTCACCGTGGCGCCGGCCTCGGCAACGAGCTGGCGAGCGAACGTCGCGCCCCGTTCCGGGATGCCAGGCAGCGGCGGGGAAAGGAGCTCGGCTGGAGGAGCGAGCCTCCAGCGGTTCAGAGGGCAAGTTTCGAGCGGGCCGCCGAAGTCGAGCGAGCCTGCCCGGCGCGCCTCACACGGGGTGGGACAGGCCCGGCAAATGGCGGCACGATGATCGGCAAGGGTTTTCATGCCGGGAAACCGTTCGGCCCGCCGTCCGCGACTGGATCGTAGTCCGGGAGAAAGCTATAGGCGAGGATCGCGATGGTTCGAGTCCCCGTTTCAGTAGGGAGTTCAACATCCTCTTCGCCCGTCTCGATTGGCGTCTCCCATTCCTCGACAGGCACGCAAGGATTGCCAGTCGCCTGCCACACATAAGGAGTCAAGTTCGTGACAACAGGATCGCCATAGCCCGGGGTATACGTCTCTTGTAACCAGACCTTCAGATAACAGGTTGGCGAAGGCGGATGGACGATTTTCCATTGGGCTTTCGTTGCCGAGAACGAAGCAACCCCGAACCTTGCAAAACTTGCACTTGCCTCCCCGTCCCCCCAAGCGCCGAAGTCTGGAAAGTGCTCCTCTGCCTCGGCCTTCACACTCGCCAAAGTCACTTCGTCGGAGAAGGTTACGGATTCACTGCCGTTGTCGAACGCTCCAGAAAATTCTTCGCTCCAGTCCCATTCATAACCCCACGAGGTTGAGGTTACGATGCGAGGGCCTTTTTTGGGAGAAGTGTTGCCCGAGGTTAATTCTCCTTCACTACAATCCTCAGTGCATGTCGGCTCTTCTTCCGACCAGTCTATAGCAATTTCACAGGTTTGGCCTCCTGAGTCGCTGGTAGTGGTTTCGCCGCCGCCGGAAAAAGAATACGACCACACGCCCACTTTCTTCCGGAAGGCGTCGCTTCCGGTATACCAAATATTTTGATAATAGCACCCCGGCACATAGAGGTAGGCCGATCTCGTAAGGAGCGTGGGGACACAGGCTGGAGTATCGCAGCAGTTACAAGACATTGTTAGCTCCCTCCCTCCGAAGTGATCGTGAACACAAATTCAATCGGACTGCTGAACCAGACCGGGCAGAGCGTCCCTTCGATCGGGCCGTAGCGCGTGTTGAATACAGTGAGCGCGGGCGAGGTGTAGTTGTATTCTCCGATTTTGAGGAAAATCGTCTCCTCGTCGTTCTCCGGCATTTCTGCCCCGTGATCGATTGCGATCTCTGTGATCGCGCCCCCGTCGAGTGTCATCTCCGCCCACACGATATTGTCGCCTGCTTTCGGCGTAAGGAGTAATGGCGGGTCGTCCATTTCCGAAAATCCGGTCGGCTCGATGAGCATGATCTCGCTCTTGACGACTCGGACGCGTGGCAACGGCGGGGTGCCTGGCTGCGAGGTGGCGACCAGCTCAAAACCGCGTCGCACACGCGAAATTGGAGTGGTCGCAGGCGGCGGCGAGCTGGCGACCCGCGCGACCGTGACTCCGTTCGGCCCCTGCCGGACGCCGGTGCCGCGCACGCGCAGGCTGCGGAGGTAGCTGGTCACGCCCTGCGCCCAGGCAAGGATGTCGTCACCACGGCGGGGCGTGTCGGGGATCGAGGGCATTAGCCGTAGACGAGGCCGTAGAGAGTGGCGTCGCTGCCGCGGCGGCCCTCCCATTCCTTGGATTGCCGGAAGCGGCCGTTCTCACGGGTGGAGCGGTCGGCGGCTTTGAAATAAGTCCACCCGCCGGAAGGGACACCGCAGGACGAGGGCGGGGCCTCAACGTTCAAAATACTCGTCGCCCCGTTCGGGCGTTTCGCCGAGTAGGTGGTCGCCCGGGCGATCGGGAAGACGTGCTCGTAGTCGTTCCAGCCGGATTCCTTGAGGGACTTGTAGTTCGACAGGCTCCATGTGCCTCCGTTGACATCCTGCACATCGAGGGCGGCCCAGTGGTCCCACGTGCGCTGGGCCACGGTCTTGTCGCCGGCATCGTCGGGGGAGTCGAACCGCGGGTTGCTGGTCGAGTTGTAGGCCTTGTCGGGAAACTCGTAATATGGGCGATCTTCCTTGAGATTCGGGCACTTCGGGTGCCGCTCGATCGGTCGGCTCTCGGTGCCCCAGTCGCGTTCGTAGATTGCATCGTCGCCGCCGGCCGGCGTCGCGGGGGGGCCGCTGAAGTAGAGCGTCATCTTTCCCTCGTTGGACTGGCCAGGCTCGAGCGTGATGCGGGCGATCGTAAGGCCGCCGGCGACCTTGGGATGCGCCGCCGCGAGACTCGGCAGATTGCGACGAAGGGCTTCGTAGAGACCGGTCGCTTCGATCTTCGCCGTCGTGCCGTCGAGCGTGTAATCGTAAAAGGGCCGCTTCCATTCGATGCGGTCCTTGTTGTTGTTCTTCCCTATCTTGGTGACTGGAGGCATGGCTAGAATACGGAGCCGGCGTTGGCGCCCTGTTGGTTGATGATCTGCACGGGAATGGGCTTTTGCGTGAGCTTGCGCACGTCGCTGGCGATCGTGCTGCCGAGCTGGCCGCGCTCCGCCGTGGTGTCAAATACCTTCGGCGCCGCCGCGTAGGCGGCGCTGAATTGGTTCTTCGCCTCAAGCGCCGCGCCGGCGATCGTCTTGAGCGCCGCGCCGAAGTCGAAGCTGGTCGGCACGTTCTCCGCGACGCCGCCGAGCGCCCGGCCGATGCGGGAGTTCGAGTTGCCGAGGATGATGCCGGCCTGGATGCCCTGGGCGCTGGCGAGGTTGCGGTTGCTGCCGGCGAGGGCCTGCATCTCCTTGCCGAGCGCGCCCTTGCCGGGGATGTGCCCGAGGATCTGGCCGAAGACATCGAGCAGCTCGGCCTTGACGGCGGTGATGATGGCGAGGAACGAGACCTTGAAGCCCTCGAGCGTCTGGGGATCCGTGAGCGCCTCGAGCACGAGCGCGATGCCTTTACCGAGGCCACTGAGGATGCCGGAGAAAATGCCGGCGAAGCCTGCGCCCAGCGCCGGAAGCGCCTTGCCAAGGAAGCCGATCCCGATGCCGAGCACCTTCTGGAGCAGCGGGCCGAAGCTCGTCGTTCCGGCGGTGAAGGCGGCGACGTAGTTGTTCACCGCCTCCTTGAAGGCGATGGTGAGTGAGAGGCCGATCACCTTGCCGAGGTCGCCTCCCTTGATGACAGCGAACGCCGCAGTGAGGCCGCCGGCGAGATTCTCGCCGATGCTTCCGGCGATGGGGGCAAGCCTGCCGAGGAGGTCTGTGGCCTCGATCAGGACCGGCTTCAGCGCGCTCGCGACGGGTGCGCCGAAGCGCCGCAGGAACTCGTCCCAGGCGTCGCCGAGCGTCGAGGCGAGGCCGGCGAAGACACGGCTCTGCGCGGAGGTGTTTCCGAAGAAGCGGCCGCCGGCCGACGTGGCCGAGCGGAAAGCGGCGGCCATCATGTCGGCAGTGATGTTGCCCTTCTCCATGTCCTCGCGGAGGTCGACCATGGAGCGGCCGGTCGTGCGTGCCATCTCCTGGAGCGGGTTGAACCCGGCGTTGATGAGCTGGAGCAGATCCTGCCCCTGGAGCTTGCCGGCGCTCGTCGCCTGGGAAAACGCGAGCGTGAGGCTGTCGAGCTTCTCCTGCGACGTGCCGGCGATGTCGCCGAGCATCTTGAGCGTGGGAACGACCTGGTCGCTGGCGACGCCGAACGCGAGCAATGTCTTCGCATTCGAGGCGAGCCCGGCAGTGCCGAAGGGCGTGACATTCGCGAACTGCCGAAGGTCGCCGAGCAGGGCCTTTGCCTTCGCGCCGCTGCCGAGCATCACGGCGAACTCGGCATTCATGCTCTCCATGTCCGCCGCGAGCGTGATGGGCTTTTTGAGCGTATCGACGATTCCGTCGAGGATGCCCTTCGCGCTCGCGAGACCAGTAAGCACGTTGCCCGCCTGACTGCCGGCGGAGAGCAGCCCGCGCAAGGCGCCCTGAGCGGCCTTGAGCGGGTTAATGAACCCGCCGGCACCTAGCTGGAGCGTGTAGGAGAGGACGGTGGCCATCAGGTGTCGAGAGGCGAGAGACGAGAGACGAGAGCTTTACGCGCGAAGCGCATCGAGAACGTCGAGATCGGCATAGGTTGGGCCGCGCAGTTCGCGGCCTTCTCGGGCCATGGCTGCGGCCTCGAGGCACCACAGCTCGGCCAGCGGCACCTCCCACCAGATCTGCTCCCGAGTGAGGCTCGGGTAGCGGTGGAGCACGCGCTCATAGAGCTGGAGGATCCAGCCTAGGCCGGCGTCGCGGGGGCCAAGGTGTCCAAAGGGTCCTTCCCGGCGACCTCCGGCGCGGCGTTGAGATCCACGCCCGGCATCGTCGCGAGACCGTCGCGGATGAGCTGCGTGACCTTCGCTGTGATTTCGGCGAGGGCGGCGACCGTCATGCCCGACGTGGCTTCGAAGGCCGCGTCGTCGAACTTGTCCATGCCCTGGGCGATCAGCCCGCGCGCCTGGCGCGGGAACGCGAAGATGTAGAAGGCGCGCTGCTGATCGGCGATCTTCACCTCGCGATCCTCCTTGCCGAGCATCACCGCGATGAGCGGGTGGTCGATCGCCTCGAGCATGCCGAGGATGCCGAGGCCGCACTGCGAGACCTCGTAGCCGCAGATCGTGATGTTCGCCGGGTAGAAGGTCTTGAGCACGCGGGAGGGCGTGCGGCCGGCGCCCTTTGCGAGAGCGCCTTGCGTGTTGAGCACGAACTTTTCCTGCTCGGGCGTGAGTTTGGGAAGGTCGGTTTTGGCCATAGAATTTAGCTGAGGGCGCGGTATTTCGTGGCGCGGATGGAGACGCGCTGGGCGTCCTTGTTCGCCCAACGCAGCTCGCACTCGTCGACGAGCGCGTCGACGACGCCGGCGATGGTGATCTCGTCGCCGCGCGCGGGCAGGTCCACGCTCGATTGCATGAGCGCCTCGAACTCGCACTCGTCCTTGTCGTCGAAATAGATCACGCAGAACGTCTCGCCGTCCTCGTCCTGAAGCTCGACCTTCTCGCCGCCGAGCTTCGTGCTGGCGCTCTGGATGACGCCGAGGCCGGCGACGTCGCCGGTGCCCCACGTGATAAGATTGTTACCTTTGATGACTGCGGCCATGGGATCAGATTGCGACGGGTTGGATTTCGGGCTCGGGGAGAGCGGTGTAAATTTGGAAGGTGAGGCGGTAGGCGTGCAGTGGCGCGCCGTCGGTATCGAGCACGGCCTGCCGGCCGGTGTATTCGAAGCGCTCGCTCGTCAGCTCTGCTGGAAGCGAGAGGCCGCGGACGTGGTCGCGCACGTCCTGGCATTTCACGAGCAGGGCAGGCTTGCCGTGTTTGCCGAGCCATGCACCGGCCTTGGCTTTGCCGGGCAGGCCCGCGCTCATCGCGGCGTAGATGGCGATCGTCTGCTTAATGATGCCGGTCTCGGGCTGGTCCTCATTCGCTGGGGCGTCGCCTTCGTCTGAAAGGACGAGGCGCAGGGCGTTCGGCGCGCTGGAGAGCATCTCGAGCACCTGAGCGAGATCGCCGGCCACGGAGATGTCGGCGCGGTCCTCGGTGCCGAGGCCGAAGCGCGCCTCGAGCGACTCGAGCAGGAGGCGGAGAAGGTCGACGTTATCAACGGCGCCGCTCATACCGCGAGACTCCGGCTGGCCGTGCGCGAGGGCTCGGCAATGATGACGGCGCCGAGCTTGGCGACGGTTGGGAAATCCGTGGGCGCGGGAGAGAGGTTCGCGCCGATCGCCTGGAGCTGTTTGCGCAGAGCGTTTGCCTGGGCGGTCCAGGGGTTTTTGTCGTCCTCGACACCGCGGCGTTTGTAGATCAACTCACACGCGAATGTGCGCGCCGCGAGCGAGACGAGCGAAGGGAGCGGCGCAGCGAACGGCACCGTGAAACGCGCGGAGAGAAGGCCGTCGATCTGCTCGCCCGCCTGGGCGGCGACGAGGTCGAAAATGCCCGCGTCCTCGACGCCGTCGTTGTCGTCGTCGAGCGCCTCGAGCAAATGCGCCGCCGGGATGGCGCCGCGCAGATTGTCGAGAGTGAGGTAGGGCATCGGAGAAGGTCTTTGGCTGATTTGAGGCCCGCCCTTGCCCGGGCGAGCCTCCCTATCAACCGGGGTTGATTTGGTTGAGCGGTTAGTCGGCGTCTGCGCCGGTGGAGCCGTAGGCCAGCTCGGGAAGGCCGTAGCCGGCGTTGTGGCGGGCGTAGACCTGGAAGAGAAACTCGCCGGACTTGATGACCTGAGCGCTATTCGGATCGGTATCCATCGCCGTGCTCGGCTGCTTCTCGATCTGAACGATGAACGCCTTCATCGCGCTGCCGGCCTCAACAAGGAACCACGAGTCCTCGGCGCCGAGAGCAAGCAGCTCCGGCAGCGACATCACCGTCGCCGTGCCGCGATTGATGTTGGTGTTATTGTTGATGGTCTCAGCGGTGACGATCTTCTTCGCCTCGGCCTCCCAGGTGGGACTGACGATGAGCTGAAGATCCTTGCCGAGGCGCATCGCTTCGGTGCCGTCGGGGGTGAGGCGCCCGGTAAGATTCGCGCGCGCGAGTTGGTAATTCGCCTCGGAGAGCTTTTTCGTGCCTTTGTTCGAGAACGCCTTGGCCTTGGCGTGCGCCTTCTTGCCGGTCGCGAAAAACGCAGAGCCGGTATAGTCCAGCTTCGTGAATCCATTCACGAGCAGCTCGGCGACGAGGTTGCCAGGATGATTGGCCGCGTTTTCAGCCAGGACGCCCAGCATGGGGTGATAGACAGAGAGCTTGTCGCGCTCGATCGACGTGCGCTTGATGCCCTTCGTGTTGTGCCACTCGCGATTCTTGATCGTGTAAGCGTGCCGCAGAAGATTCTCGATCGAGATTTCGCCGAGCAATTCCTTCAGGCCGCCGATGTCGCCGAGCCAGTGATACTCCTCTGCCTCGCCGTCCGAAGCGGCAGACATCGCGATCTTTTTCCACCAGGGATCGGTGATTCCGTAGTAGGCCTTATCGAAGACCTTGGTGAGGCCGCGCTTGGCGGCAAGGAGTGAAGCTGTGGTGATTTCCATGGGTTCGTTCTGTTGAGAAAATTTTGTCTGGCGCCTCCGAAACCCGCGGGCGCCAGGCGCCAGCGGGTGATCGAAGAAGTTGAATAGGGATGGCTATTTGATGGTGCCGAGCGCGCGGAAGTGGGTGACAAGGATAGGCTTGAGCGCGGCGAGATCGGCGGCGCCGGTGATGCCGTCGGCGATGGACACAACGGCTGGAACGCCGCAGCGGGTGTCGACCCAGACGCCCGCGCTGTCGACCTCGACAACGCGACCCGCCTTGACGGCGTGGGAGGTGATTGCCTCGGCGACCGTGTTGTCGTCCTCGACGTAGCAGAACTTGCCGACGTCGTCGGGATCGACCGCGGACGAGGCGGAGTTGTTCCACTGGAAGACGCCTTCCTTGACAGGCGCGCCGAGGTCGCCCGCTGAGCCGGCGGAGTTATCGACCGTCTCCTCGACGCGGCCGACGACTCGCAGGCCGTCGGCATTGCTCGCTGGGACGAGATAGCCGCTGGAATTGAGAGCGCCGATTGTGCCGGCAAACACTTTCGTGGCGGCAGCGAGCGGATAGCTCTTAGTGATCCCGGGGCGCTCGGGAGTGTTGATTTCGGCGGTGGCTGCGGACATGGGCTTTTAGGCGTTGAGGAGTTGGTGTGGGATGGGACGGAAGAGTTAGGCGGCCTTGTAGTCCGCCTCGGTGAGGCCGAGCTGCTCGGCAACGGCTTTATCTTCGGCGCTCATGGCGACGACCTTTTCGGCGGCATTGGCGAGGCCGGAGGGCGTGCGCTGGGCGAGCGGGACGACGCCCTCGGGGAGGTCGGCGATGACCTTGGCGAGGTGCTCGAGCGGCAGGTTCTTCACAGACTGCGGGACGAGCTTTCCTGCGCGGAGGGCGGCATCGAGCAGGGAGTCGCGCTGACCGGCCTCCATGAGCTTCGTAAGTTTCTCAACGGAGAGCGAAAGCGCCTCGACCTTCGGATCTGCGGCGCCCTCCTCCTTCTTGCTGAATTTCTCGGCGGCGGCGTTGATCTCGTCGTCGGTCGCCGTGGCGGGATCGAGGCCGAGGATGGTGCAGAGGAGCTTTTTGGGATCCATGGATTTTTCGGATTTGGCGGGTTCGTTGGTGATGGAGAGAGGGGCGAGGAATTGCGCGGAAAGCGCGGCGACGAAAGGGGAGGACTTCAGCTTGCCTTGCGTGCAGAGGGCGACGCTGTGAACGAGGACAACTTCGTTGTTCTCGTCGAGGAGTGGCGTGGGCGAGATGTCGGGGTAGTTGCGGGCGTTCGCCTCGCCGGAAGGAGTCCAGGAAAGGCCAGTGAAATAAACGCCGTCGCCCTCGATCACCTCGACAGCGCCGAAGGCGGCATGCTCGCGGGGGTCGGCCTTGAAGTTCGGGTGACCCTTCAGCGATTGGTGGTTGTAGTCGAAAACGATCTGGTCGAAGCCGAGGGCCTCCTGATTCGCCTTCAGCGAGGAAAGGGTCTTTGCGCCAACGAGAATCGGCTTGCCGTCGATCTGCTCATTCGCACCCCAGTTGAAGAGCTTGATGCGACTCGGAAGGGTGTCCCCCGGGAGCGCGCTCTCCGCGGCGCGGCAAGGGACGAGACGACCCTTTGCGGCGAGAGATTTGGCGAACGCGGTGTTTGGCACGGCGCGCATCCTTGCCGATCGTGCGCACGCTCGCTAACGACGGTGCGGACAGTGCGGATGGGCTGCGCCTGCCGCGACGACCTACGAAAATCCCAGCTTTTTACGCAGCACGGCCTCGACGCGGTCGCGGCCGAGCGGAGTCAGGCGGCCGCGCGCGTCGAAAGGAAAGAACGGGCGATACATGCGCCCCTTGCCGGTCTGATGATAGACGGCGTAGGGGCGATCCGTGCCGATGGTGACGGCGCGATTCGAGAGCGATGTGATGCGCGGCGACCGCACAAGGACGGCATCGCGAATGAGAACGGCCAGGCTCTTGCGGCGGCGGGTCTTGTCCTTGATCGTGGCCGGCGAGAGCGACGCCCAGGGCGCGGGGCGCACGGCGGGCTCCCGGAAGGCCCGCTTGGCAAGACTCTCGATCACAAGCCCGGCGGCCTGGAGTGCGGGCGCGGCATCCTTCGCGGCTTTGAGCTTGCGCACGATGTCCGGCGAGATCTGGTCGCTGTCGCGGCGGAGTGTGAAGAGAGGCATGGCTAGTGGATCATCTCCTCGCCGTCGTCGTCGAGGCTATCACCGGGATCATCTTCGCGAATGAGCACACCGCCCAAGGCAGCGACGACCTCGCGTGCCTGGGCGCCGTCGGGCAGGTATTGCGAGGCAACCTCGACAATCTGAGCGAGGAGATCGGACGAGTCGCTCGTCCACTCCCCCTCCGTGATAGTGGCCTCATGGCCTTGGATGCGAATGGTAGCGCTCATAAAATCAGGCGGTGGTGTAGCCCCGCAGGGAATCTACCACAAATTCGAAGTAATCGGGATCCCGCGCGAAGAACTCGGCGGGATCCTCGTAAAGGCGCTGCATGCCCATCGACAGGATCTCGGTGGCAAAGTCCTCTCCGGTGCGACGGTTCAAATACACCTTTCCGGAATAGAGATGCCCTCCCTTCGTGACCCATTGATCGTCGAGCGCGATCTCCCCGCGGCCATAGCCAGGCCCGAGCCACCTCGGCGTCTCGCCGACTGTGCGACTGGCACGAAACGCCAGGCTCCGCGCGAGAGCGGCGGGGTTGCGGCCTTCCACGACGTGCCCCATCTCGTGGATGACTGTCGTGGCGCGCATGGCCTTCCCGTCGATGTAGGCGCCTCGCGGATCGGCCGCGGCGCGATGGCGGCGGTGCAGCACAAGCACCGCGGGACCATCGAGCACGGTCGCGGCGGTCATGCGCCGCACGAAGGAAAAGCCATTTTCGACATTCGGCTCGACCTTGGAATTTCGGAATTTGATCTCCGACTGGAGCGCCTCGGGCAATTCGAGCGCGGCGTGAAACTGGCGCGTCTTTTCCGCGCGATCCACCGGTGCGGACGCAATGGTCGCGAGTCCTTCGCGGAGGTCGGAAAAGCGCGGAGCGACGTGGGCGGCCTGCTTTTTCGCCAGCTTGCCCGACGGGGCGAGCGCCTTGCCGCCGAGCCACTCCCAGACGGTGGCACCCGTCTCAGGAATGCCGGTGGCCTGCGCCCATTTTTCGAACTTCGCCCACACGTCCGCATCGTAGCGAGCCCGAAGCGTGTCGAGCGGGAGGCGCAGTTCGCTCGGGGTCCATTCGTAACCGTCGGCCTTGCCCTTCTCGCGCTGGGTGCGGAGGTCGAAGATCTGGTTCGGACCGAGCACGAGCTTGCGCTCCTGTTCGACCTTCGCAAGGGCGGGGCCGTCGAGCACGTCGCGTTCCTCGAGCGGCCGCTTCGCCTCGGCGCGGCGCAGGTCATCGACTTCATCTTCCATCATAGGGACGACCTGGCACCGGCAGCCCCATTCCCACGGCGGGAAGTGATTCTTCCAAAACTCCGAGTTTGCTGGCAACACCTTACCGTCGAGCGCGGCGTGCGTGTCGCGCACCTTCGCGTCGCCCATGCTCTGGTATTTCCAGAACGGGAACACGTCGCGCTGCGCATCCATCGCGCGATAGCTGGCGGCGGCGTAGGCCTGGAAGCCGTGAATCCGCAGCAGCAGCTCCGCCCGTGTCGCGGCGTAGCGCTGGGCGTCCTCCTTCGTCATATAGAGCGGGTTGCCGTCCTTGTCGTATCCGGAGCGCTTGCCCACGAAATACGGCGCGGCCTCGGCGACGATCTCTGCTTTCGTTTTGTCCCAATCCGCCCCGGAAGGGACCTCGGCGACGAGATCGCGCACGCGCTGGAGCACGTCGTAATGCTCGATACCCGCCATTGTGAAGGCGCGGGCGCGCAGCTCCGGGAGCAGCTCGCCGAAGATCTTCGCGGCGATTGCAGGCTTCGCCTTGATGAAGGCAATGGCCTCGTCGTGCGGCGTTGGCTCGAGCAGGAAATCAGGCATGGTCAGTTGAGATGAGGCTTGGCGGATTCGACGAGTCCCAGGCTCCGGAAGAGGTTGCGGGTGTTAGCGTGGCCGGCGTGGCCGCGCCAGGCGGGCAGGAAGCGGTCGATCGCGGCCTGGTCGCCGCGCGCGCGGAGGACGCAGAGCGTGCGTCTGGCGCGCTTCACGCTGTCGCGGCGCAGAAGGCGGTGAGTCGGCCACATGCGGAAGCCGAGGAAGTTCACGCCGCGCGAGATCGGTTGGATGCTCCATTTGGAGAAGCGCAGGCCCATGAAATCGGTGACGACTCGGTCGATGTGCGTCTTGAGGAAGCGCAGCTCGTCGAGGCTGCTGGCGAAAATAACGGTGTCGTCCATGTAGCGTGTGGCCGTGGTGACGCCGGCTTCGTGGACGAGGAATCGGTCGAGAATGTGGCCGTAAAGATTGGCGAAGAGCTGGCTTGTGAGATTGCCGATGGGCAGGCCGCGCCCTTCGGTTGGGACGATCGCTTCGATCAGGCGAAGCGTGCGCGCGCAGGTGATCTTGCGGCGAATCTCCCGGTGCAGGACGGCCCGGTCGATGGAGGCGAAGTATTTCGAGAAGTCCATCTTGAGGCAGAAGACGGGGCCGCGCTCGGCGAGGCGGCGCATGTGCATCTGGGCGCGATTCGCGCCGTAGTGCGTGCCCTTCCCTTTCCGGCAGGCGGCGGCCATCGGGAGCAGCATGGCGTCGAAGATGGGCTCGATGACGTTGCAGAGCGCGTGCTGGACGACGCGGTCGTAAAACGGCAGAGCCATGATCTCGCGGGCCTTTGGCTCGAAGACGGTGAACGTGTGGTAGGGCGGCACGACGTAGGTCTCCGCCTCCAATGCCCAGGCGATGCGCGAGAGATTCGCCTCGGCGTGCTCCTTGAACTGGAGGTGCCCGGGCGTCATGCGTTTGTCGCGGCGGGCGCGCCGGTAGGCCTCGCGAAGGTTGTCCGCGTCGATGATCCGGTCGAAGAGGTTGCGGTGTTTTTTGCCCATTACGCAGCGGCCCGGAGGGCGGTGATGATATCGGTTGCGACAGGTGGGGAGACGGCGTTCCCGAGCATCATCATTGCGTCCTTCTGTCGAGTTGGGAGTTTGTAGTTGGCTGGGAACCCCATGGCTTTGCGGCATTCCTCTATGGAGAACATCCGCATCCGATCTCCATCAACAATGGACCATCGATCACGGGTTGTGATTGTGCCGACAGGCCGCTGGAGCGAGCGGCCGCCACGCTCGTTCCCGTAGTAAGCAGTGAGGAACCGCGCACCATGAGTGGCGCGCCCGGCCTCGACTCGAGCGAGCGTTGCGCTTGAGCGACCCGGCTTGTCGACCGACGACCAGCGTCCGGAATTGAAATCAACGATATTTTCCGCGCCGACGTGCTGCCGAATTGGAAGCTTGAGTTGCAGTGGCGAAGCGCTGCGCGTGCCAATAATAAAGACTCGGCGGCGATGCTGCGGCACGCCGAAATCGGCAGCGTCCACAATGTGAGGTGAGAGCGAGTAGCCGAGCGCCTGCAAAGCGATGGACCATGCCGGGTAGAGAGCCCATTTTAGAAACTCGGGAACATTCTCAACGACGATGTGGTCCGGTTTGTGGAACTCGGCGCAGGATACAACAGCCCACGCGGTGGAGCGCTGTTTGTCGTGATGGGGCCGGTCCTTTCCCCGTGCGCGCGTGTGTCCTTGGCAGCATGGCGAGGCCAGAAGGACATCGTGCTTCGGAACGGCCGACCAGTCAGCTTGATGAAGATCCTGACACGAATGTCGGGCATGTGGGTGATTGGCATGGTGATATTCCACGGCGGCCGGCCAGTGGTTGGCCGCCCAGACGACTTGAACTCCGGCGGCGCTTGCGCCAGCGGTGAAGCCGCCGAGGCCGGAAAATAGATCGATCGCGGTCATTTCAGGCAAAGCGAGGCGCGAGATTCGACGACGGCTTTCGCCGTGCTACTCCTCGTTCTCCTCATGGGGTTGGGTGTTTGCCGAAGCGGGATGAACGGGCTGACCACCTGATTTTTCAGAAGTCGGCCCCGGTGGCCTGGTGTTGACCGGGCCGGGAGCGAGAGACTCGTTGACGTGGGAGTCACAGCGGCCGCGAGCGCCGATGTTGTCGTTGGAGTTGTTGGCGTTGTCGTTGTTGAGCCGGCGAGGGCCAGCGTCGGACGTCCTCCAATTGCCGCTACCCCGTTCATCCCTTTTTCGCGGCCTCCCTCGCCGTTTTGATCCACGCGCCGAGCATTTTGCCGACCTCCGCCAAGTGGACGGCGGCCGTCTTGTGTTGGTTCTGTGAAATCAATTCCCGTTTCGGGGCGGCGAGGAACCGCAAATAGAACCGCAGGAGGCCGAGGCCGGCGTCTGCGGTGTAAAGTCGTGAGAGTTGCCTGGATTTGCCGGCCTCGACGAAAAGCTCAACCTGACCGAAGGCCGCTCGCTGCACGGCGTCGCGCAAGATGGCATGCTTGCGCGGGATGCCGAGCAGGATCGGGTAGACGTAGTCCAGGAACGTCTCGTAGCGCTCGACGATGGCGAGCTGCTGATTGCAGGCGTATTCGTCCTGGATGAGTCGGGAGTCAGGTTTCATTTTTCGTCGCGGACGCGCTTCGCTTTCGCTACGCGCTAGGCAAGGATCAGGTGGTCACAGCGGCCGCGAGCGCCGACGCCGACGTTGGAGTAGGTGGCGCTGCCGCTGTTGAGCCGGCGAGGGCCAGCGCCGGACGACCCCCAATAGCCGCCCAGGAGGGTGATCCATCCGGAGGGGCGAATATCGCGGCTCCAGGTCCACATGCAGCCGGTCGCCTGTTCAACGCCGGCCGTGCTGCGTAGGCCTTTGATATGGCCGGTCTTTTTGGGGTCCTTGCCGGCGGTCTGATTTTCGACGACGCCGATCGCGGCCAGCTCGAACTCGGCGGCGCTGAGGAGCTGCTTGCCATGAGCGGCGAGCAGATCCCGAGCGGTCCAGAAATTGAACCGTTCGGCGCGGATGCCAGGCCCGACGAGAGGCGGATCGCCGCCATCGGCGATGACTGCGCCGGCTCGGCTGGTGCCTTCGGTGAAGGCATTTGCGCCGGTGAGGTAGATGTCGACCCAGAACGTGTCGCCGACGAGCACCATGCCGCGCGGGTCGGGTGCGGAGGGGCGGAACGCGGCGTCCCAGATGGAAGCCTCGACGATCTTGCCGTCGAGGCCCACATGGAACCCGCCAGCGGCGTGCTCCGTGACAAAGTCCTCGTCGTAAGGCGCGGCCTCCGCGCGGAGTTTCCCGGCCTTTTCGACGAGGAGGTAGTCGGTGCCTTTGGCGAGAACCTTCGGAACGATGATCTCGGCGGCTCCGGGAATATCTTCGATTTCGACGCCGGGATTCACGGCGAGCTTGCCGGCGTCGCTCAGGTAAAACGCCCGGGCGTGCGTGTTTGGTTTCGTGAGTGTTTTCATGGAATTGGATTTGTGGAATTTGCGGCGGACGCGCTTCGCTTTCGCTTCGCGCGGTCAGGCAAGAATCAGGTGGTCACAGCGGCCGCGAGCGCCGATGCTGTCGTGGGAGTCGGAGGCGTCGCCGTAGTTGAGCCGGCGAGGGCCAGCGTCGGACGGCCCCCAATAGCCGCCCGAAAGGAGCGCGCAGCGGTCGGTGTCGATGTCGCGCGTCCATGTCCACATGCAGCCTGTGGCTTGTTCTAGGCCGACCGCGCTGCGCAGGCCGTCGACGTGAGCAGTCAGGTCGGGGCGCTCACCGCAGGTCTCGCCTTCGGTCACGCCGGCCGCTGCGACCGAGAACTCGCCCGCGCTCAGGAGCTGCTTGCCCTGGGCTGCGAGCAGGGCGGTCGCGTCCCACCAGCTGATGTCCCGCGCGATCTTCGCGCCGGGACGGCTCGTGCCGTCGTCCGCCGTGAGGTAGATGTCCACCCAGCCAACGCCGGACACGAAGACCATCCCGCGCGGATCGGGCGCGGCGGGGCGGAACTTCGTGTCCCAGATCGAGGCGGGCACGATCGCGCCGTCGAGGCCGACATGGAATCCGCCGACTTCGCCGGGGATGCGGGCGGTCTCGGCGACAAGGTCGCCGTCGCGCTCGAAGATCGAGTAGTCCGCGCCGGCGGCGAGCTTCTTGGGCAGGATGACGAAGGGATTGGTTTGGTCGCCGGAGTCGAAGACGACGCCGGGTTTGATGGCGATGCCGCCGGTTTCGATTTCAAATGCCGGCGTGAAAATGTCGGCTTTGAATGTGATGTTCATTGGGTTTGTTGGTTGCTCCCGACGCACCATGCGCCGGGAAATTGGTTACTCTCGGCAGCCTTCGCGACAGGCGCGCTGGAGCTGGCCAGGGAGTTCGTTGAAGGTTTTGTCCCGATAATCGGCAGCGTGGTCGGGGTATTGGTCTTCCAAATAGGCGCGCCAGCCGGGCGGGGCTGTGTCCGCGGATTTGCTGGCGCCGGCGGCTTTTCGCGCGCCCTTGCCGCGCATCATGCGGGCCTCGGCGACATCGCTCTCGAATTGGTCGGGCTGGAGGAGATTCACCAGGCGAAGCGCTCCCGGATTGCGCTTGTCGCGCTCTATCTGGCTGCGGAGATAGACGCAGACGATGCGGACATCCTCGCCGATGGCATCCGCATCGCGGCCGCGGTCGACGTAGAGATCCCACCACAGGCGTTGGAACTCGGGGCGAAGCGCGAGCGGCAGGCCGGAGTAGCGGCAGAACTTCGCGTGGAGCCCGGAGACGATTGCCATTCCGTCTTCGATATGGCCTTCGCCGCGCTTCGCCGTGGCCTGCGGCGCGTTTTCCCGTGCCGGGTGCGGCGGGACAGCAGACGCGCGGTTTTGGATGGATTTTTCGGGCTTCATGGCGCGAGCGGATTTCAGCGGATGGCGGCCGAGTAGCGGCGGAGGCGTTCGGGCGTCCAGAACTCGGGATCCTCGGCGGCGGTGAGGTGCTCGATGAGGGAGTCCATGCAGATGAAAATGGAGCCGGGGGCGGGCTGCGTGTATTTGACGAAGCCGCCCGTCGTGAGCCGGCGGAGAGTGTCCCACGGGATGAGAATGCCGTGTTTCTTCACGTCCGAGAGGCGGACGAGCGTGTCGTAGACGCGCACGAGCGGGGCGTAGGTGCCGTCGCCGAGGCGCTGCCAGGTAAACACGCCGACGCGGCGGGGAATCTGCTCGTCGCGCAGCCAGACGCAGCGCTCGCCGGGCGCAGCCTCGACTTCAACCGGGGCATTGATGCAGGGGACGCGGGACTTGGCGGAGGCTTTCGAGACGGGGGCTGCGGTCGTCGTCATAGGAGATTTAGCTGGCGGGGGGCGGCTTCGGATTTGCGGCGCTCAAACTCGCGGCGAGCCTCTGCCCAAGAGAGCGCCTCGTAGATTCCCTCGCGGCCGGTTGTCTGGGCGGGCGCCTCGACGAGTGCGACAAGCCCGATCTGGCAAAGTTCCGTCACTCGCGGGCGGACGTTGAGGATGTCCCAGCCCATCGCTCGCGCGAGATCGCGCGTGGTCGCTGGGCCATGGCGGAGCAGGGCCATGTAGACGGCGTTTCGGTCTTTATTGAGCCGGCCGGCAATGTCCTCCCAGGTCGCGTTGCGGTAGTCGATGGGCTGCATGGTTCAAAACGGAATGTTGCTGTCGTCGACGTCGGAGAAGTCCTCGACAGGCGCGGGCAGCGGTGCGCGGCGAGGTGCGGCGGGTTTGCGGTTCCGGATGGTGAAGACCAGGCGCCAGAGCTGCTTCTCGGAGGCGTCTTCGAGCGAGCAGCGGTATTGCGTGCGACAGATCGCGGCGGCGTAGGCTGGCGACAGGCCCTTCGTGGAGCACTCGTGCATGAGCTTGTGGAGAGCGACGCGCTGCGGCTCCGTCTCGCGACGCATGTGCGCCTGCATGGCGGCGACAGGCTTGCCGGCCAGGTCGAGGAAATGGGCCTTGAGCGGCAGGTAGTCGCCCTGGGCGGCCTCGCTGATCCGCCGCCCACAGCACTTGATGGCCTGGGCGTGCCGCCAGAGTTCGAACTTCGTCTCGCCGCGGACGATCTGCGGCTGTTTCGCGAAGGCCTCGCGAGAGAGCATGGCGAGGCGCTGCTTCTGCTGGCTCGAGAGCGGAGCAGAAACGCAACTGCGGTCGACGGAATCGGCGGGCACGCGGGACTTCACGGCAAGACCTCCTCCAAGGCTGCGGCGAAGCGCTCGTGCAGGCGGCCTTCTTCGACCTGCTCGAACGGGCGAGGCGTGAAGCCAGCGTATATACCGCCGAGCTTGCGGCTAATGCGTTTCGAACGCTCGGCGTGCCAATCGCGAAGCTCCCGCAGGACGGCGATGGTTTTCTCGTCCATGGTCAGAACCTCCGATGCGGTGGAATGTGCTGGCCGCGCTCGCGGCGGGGGCGCCAGAGAATTGCTCCAACGGCGAGGCCGGCGCCGATCTGCACGAGCGAGAGCGCGAGCATCGCGGCGTAGCCGGAGAAGGTGAACTCGGTGAGAGAGTCGAGGATCTGCTTCATGGCTGGGAGGATTTTGGATTGCACCGGGCGACCAGCCACTCGGCGAGGTCGGCTGGACCGTGGAAGTTGCGGACGTTGAAGGCGCTCTTGATCGAGATCATCGGCGACTGGAGGTCGAACCGGATGCTGACCGCGAAGTCGTTCGTGCCGGCATTGCCGAAGGCTGTGGCCTCACGGATAAGCGACTCCAAAACGAGCGCAGTCACCTCGCGCTCCGAGAGGGCGATAGGCGCGCCGGGCGCATTGTCGAGCACGCGACGGGTGCGGACGGTGAGGGTCGCGTCGTTCATTCACCCTCCGGCGCGCGTTGCGCCGCCTCCTCTTTGGTTTTGGCGTCTTTGGATAATGAGGTCGCAGAAGAGGCCAGGGCGAAGGCTACGACGCCGAGCCAGATGGCGGCGGCGACCCAGCTCCACGCGAATGCCGCCGCGGCGATCAAGAGCACGCCGGCGAGGAAGGTCCAAAGCGCGGCGCTCGCATAGATTTCGGACCGCTTTTTCATGCGGCCTCCTTCAGCGCGGGAGTGGCGCTATCGAGCTTTGGATCGATGTGGAATCTCTCGGACTGCTTGAAGCAGATCCCGAAGTTCGCCAGGAACTTCGCGCGACTCCGGCGAGCAATGAGGCCCTCGCGATTCAACTCCGTGACAACGCGGAGGAATCGATCGCGGATGCGCTTCCGCGCCTTGCCGAGCGCCTCGATGACCTGCTCTTCCGTCCATCCCTTGAGGAATCCGACGGTGTATTGCCCAGTGCGGAAGCTGAGGGTGCCGTGCGTCAACACCAGGCTCTTCATTCCTTTCGGGAAGAGTGTTTTCCGCACGGCCTTCGACCAGGTTTTGAGCGTGGTCTTGTGGCTCTCGATCGTGGCGGCAAGTTGAGCCAGCTCGGCGGAGTGCTTCTGTCGCACGACGAGCGCAGCGGCGTCGATTTCGCCTTGGATGGCTTGCTGACGCAGCAAGGCGGCGTCGAGCTGGCCGAAGATTTCATCGGCCTGCTCGCGAGTGAGGACGGGCTCGTCGGCGAGCTGGGTGATTCGTTTGGTCATTTTGCTTTCGGTTGAGGTTTGCGGCGGGGGTGAAGGAGGCCGGCTTCGGCTAGAGCGACGGTGGCATTCGCCAGGGCGGGGATGCAGTCGACGCAGACGGGGCCGAGGGCGTCGTCGACGATCGGCGCGCCGTCCTTGCCGCGAGCGGCGGGCTCGTCTTCGCAGCACAGGCAGAGGGGGACGCCGGTTCCGGGAATGGTCGTCATGCCGGGCTCCTTTCCTCGGTGGCCGCGCGGGCGGCGAGGATGCGGCGGTTCGCCTCGCGCACGCGGCGCTCGTGCTCGGCGCGGCAGCGCAGGGCGCGCTCCCAGGCGAGTTCCTTGCCGAGGGTGTCGAGGCAGAATCGCCGGCTGCTCTTCGCCCCGAGCTGCACGACATAGAATCTCCGCGTCTTCCCTCGCTGCGTGATGGTGCCGTAGCTGATGCCGACAACGCCGGTGCGGCTGCGAGGATTCCTGGCGCGGAGCGTGCGAAGGTGCGGGCCTTTTACAGGCACCCAGATGGTGCCGACTCCTGGCTTGTGCGTCGAACGGCCGGCGGCAGCCCGGTCGATCTCCGGGCGTGGATCGCGGCGGCGAAGCACGGCCGCCTCTGCGCGAGCGGCGGGATCGTGAGCGGTCATGTTAGGCATGGCTCAAGCCCCCCCCCCCCGCACGGTTTTGCGGGCGTCGTCGACAGAGGCGACGGCCTGCTGTTTCACGAACTTCTCGACGCGTTCCTCGATCTCTTCGAGGAACTTGGGCGAGACGCGATTGGCCTTGATGCCGAACTCTGCACAGGCAGCCAGGGCAACCCGGCGAACCTCGGAGAAGCGGAGCAGGCGTCCGGATTTGGCTTCCGTGCTCATCGAGACTCGACCTCCTGCGAGATGGCGGTAGACCAGCAATTTAGATCCGGCCCGGCGGTGCCGTCGGCGAGCTTTACGACGCGGGAGACCACGTCGCGGACGAAGGCGAGATTGCCAAAGGTCTGCACCTTCGACTTGATGAGCTTGATGGCCTCGGCGACGCCCTCGACGGCGGCGACCTCCCGGGGCTGCATGCCGGCGAAGGCTGGCACGCGGCGGGCGATGAGGCGCAGGATGTCGTTTTCCCGCGCGGTGCCGAAGCGCAGGCGCTCGGCGAGGCGGTTGCCGGTAAGCTGGCGGGCCTCCTCGTAGGCCTCGCGCTGGAGGCGCTGCCAGAGGGTGCCGTAGGCCGCGGCGATGAACTCGCCGGGGGTGAGGTTGATGAGCGTCTTGAGTGTGTTCAGGCAACGCAGGCCCATGTGGTGGGCCTCGTCGATCGCCACGCACACGCGGGTCTGTCGCAGGCGCTGGATGACTTTTTCCATGCGATCGACGGCGAGCGTGGGCTGGTCCTTGATGCCAAGGGCGGTAAGGATCGCGCCGAGGAAGGCGTTGGGATTGTCGTTCCACACCTCCATCGCTTCGATGAGGAGCACCCGCGCGCCGAACTTCGCCTGGAGCGCGGCGAGCGACTTCGTCTTGCCCGCGCCGGTGTCGCCCTCAATGAGGATGAATCGGGCGTTCCCGCTCTCACGGGCGGTCTCGGCGAAGGCCCGCTTCAGCTCGAGCACGGTCGAGAAATCCTCGTAGGTCTCGTCGGCCGTCGTCTCGCTGCTGGCGAGGCTCTCGATGACGGCCCACACGGCGCGGTAGTTGTCGAGCTGCCGGTCGAGATCGAGCTCGAGCAGGTCGTTGTTGCAGATCCGGGTGTAGGTTTTCGTCGAGCCGAGCCCGGCGAATTTCTTCACCATTGCGTTGTCGGACAGCCGCTCGGCGGTCTGGTATTCGCGAATCTGGAGGCCGAGCTTGACCAGCTCGGCGGCGTCGCGGGTGTCGAGAAGCTCAGGCGCCATGGCTGCGAGCGGAGTTGAGGGTGAAGGGAGCGCCGGTGATGAGCGCGCCCAGGCCGCGAGGCTCGATGCTCTTCGCTGGGCGCGGCGTGGCGTGGAGCCCGGCGAGTTTTTGCAGCCGGCGGGCGTCCCGCTCGAGGCGAGAGATTTCAAATTGCTCGTGACGCACGGCTCGCGCCAGGTCGCGGCGACGCTGGCGCGCCTGCCGGACGAGTCGCGCGGCGCGCCAGTTAAGGATGAGTCGGATGAGGGAGTTCACTTTTGGTTCCTTTCTTGTTGGGTTTTGGGTTGAGAAATCAGACGACGAGGAACTCGCCGTTCTCCTCGGCCTCGCGCTCCATGCGCTCGACCTCGCGGCGCAGGGCCTCGTCGGCGTCGAAATCCATGCCTGGGAGGGTGCTCCGCTTCGCGGGCTTCGCCGGCTCCGGCGCGGGCGCGATGTCGCCGCCGCGCACGGGCGGGGCGCTGTCGATCTGCGCCGTGCGGCCGGCGCCGTCGCTGGCGCGGGAGGCCTTCGCGATCGTGCGGCCACCGGTGCCGAGGGCGCGGTAGTCGCTGCGCACGGCATCCTTGAAGCCTTTCTGCCGGTCGAGCGCGCCGAGCATGGCGGTCGCGCCGCGACCATTTTCCATGTCCACGCCGAGCGCGAACTGCGGGCAGCCGTCGACATGCGCGGCATGGCCGAGCACCTGGTTCGCCCGGCGGCCGTCGGCATGAACGAGCGTCGCGCCGGCCTGGGCGGCCTCGCGGTCGAAATAGACGGCGAAGCGCTCGCCCTCGTGCCGCCAGAGGTCGGGATGGTGAAACCACCAGGCGCCGCGACTCTTGTCCGGCCGGGTGAAGCGCACCATCACGTGCCCTTTGCTGGCGGTGATCTGCGTGCGGTTGCGGGAGAAAAGGTGGGTCTGCTCGGGGGTGAGGCGGCGCAGGCGCTGCTCCGCGCCGGAGGCACGCCACATCTCTTCGGGCACGCCGTGGTAGAGCGTTCCCTCGACGGGCTCGCTGTTGATGTCGTGCAGCGAGGCCTCGAGCCGGGCGAGAATCTGCTCGTGCGAAAGGAAGTAATCGCGCGGGTCGCGGTGGCCGTTCCGGCAGGCGGTCCAGATTTTGTTCGTGGCCTCGAACTCGCCGCGCTTGCGCCCGATCTGGCCCTCGATGTCGCTTTGGAGCGTCTGGAGAAAATTGAAACGGTTCTCGATGATCTTCGTTGTCGGCGACTGCGAGATAATCATCTTGAGGCCGAGGGCATGCAGGCCGCCGAGGCGCTGCTCGAAGGGCGTGTGCCCCTGCTCGATCGGCTCGCCCTGGAGCTGGTGCGATTGCCAGGTGCCGCGCTCCCAGCGCTCGCCGATCACCGGCAGGCCGATGTCGCGATACGACCGGCCGACCCATTGCCAGAGATCGTCCGCACGATAGCTGTCGCGCAGGCGCACGAGCAGCTCGAAGGAAAGGAAGCGGAGCGAGCCGACATCGATCTGCGGGAGGAATTGCCCGCGCGCCAGGCGCACGCCGAAGCGGTCGCTGCACGGGTCGCCGCCCCACGGCCAATCGATCCAGAAGAGGAAGTTCGCGCTCATGTCGTCGCGCTCGAAGAGGTCGCCCGGCTCGATGCGACGCTCGCGGCCGGTGGCGTCGAGGTAGGTGAGCGTGCGCGGGCACACGAAGCTCTCGCGCACGGTGCGCGTGGGGCTGCGGTGGAAATCCATCACCGCGCCGGGCACTCGGGCCTTGAGCTGGTCGCGGAGCGTCTTCGTGAGCGTGTGTTTGCTCGCACGCTTTTTGAGGATGGCGTCGGCCACCTCGGGCCGGCAGCGGGGATCGCGGGCCAGCTTGCGCAGGGCGGTCGTGCCGCTTTTCGTCTTCACGTAGGCCTGCCCGGCGATTTGCAGCTCCTCGGGATTGAGGACGGCGAGCGGCTTGCGACCGCAGTTCGTATAGTTTTCCTCGAGGGCCTCGGGGCCGAATTTCTCGACCTTCGTGCGCCAGCGCAGCTCCGTCGCTGCATCCACGCCGACCTGTCGGCAGGCCGCCGCGCGGCTGATGCCGTAGTCGCGCATCGCGTGCTCGACGGCGGCGAGGATGGAGAGCTTCGTCTCCGCGAGCGGAGAGAGGCCGGCAGCCGGGTTGGCATTATCCCCCCCGAAACTCGCCTCCCCGGCTGTCGGCGATTCTGCAAAAGCTGTGGAGGGGGCGACGCAAGGCATCGCGCCATCGGATCGGGTCACGCTCTTGGGGTGACGATCGCCCCCTCCACAAATTTCGACGGCTCCGATCATGGCCGGCCTCCGATCCGCAGCGTGTCGATGCGGTTTTTGATCCAGCGCACGAGACCCTTTCGAGCGGCCTTCTTGGCCGACTCGACCGCGAGGACGCACCGCAGGAAGGCGATGTCAGCCTCGTCGCGGAGCTGGCGCTTCGCGGTGGCGACATCCCAGCGGAGGATCTTGCGCGCGGCGGCCTCGCTCATGCCCGGCCTCCCGCCTTGATGGCTTTTGCGATGGCCTGCTGCACCTCTTCCGGCCACGCGAGCACGGCGCTCGCCGCCTCTTCCTGCACGGCCAGACGGGCGCTGCCCTCGAGCTTTTCCCAGCGCTGGTCGAAGCGCTTGTTCAGCGCGGAAAATGTGTCGGTGATGAGTTGGTAGGGGCTGCGGTCCTGCCGATCGCTGCCCGTCGTGGCCTCGCTGCTCGCGAGCCCGGCGACGCAGGCGCCGAGGCCGATCTCGCCGGAGAGAATGCGCGGCTCGAACTTCTCGCGGAGGTCCGGACGGCGACCGAAAACCTCCCACACTTTGCCGGCCTGAAAGAACAAATCGCGAGAGAACCCGAGGCGGATGGCGATTTCTTCGACAGAAATCAAAGTCGACTGAGTCGACTTTGATTTTCTGTCGCCACCGTGACCAGGCTTCGCCGCCAGCGGGTAGGCCAGATAGGCAAGCGCGCCTTTCCCGTAGTGGCGACGATGGATGAGCGTGGCAAGGATGATGCCCGGCGCGTCGACCTCCTCGACCTCCTCGACCGTCACCTCGGAGAGTCCGGCGGCGCGCGCAGCCTTGAACCGATTGCGGCCATCGACAAGGTAGACGTAGCCAGGGCTGCCGCCGCCGTTTTCGAGAGCGGTGACAATCAGCGGCTGGTCGATGCCGCGGTCGGCGATGTCGTCGGAGAGCGCGGCAAACTCGCGGGAGTCTTCCGGCATGAGGCCGGGCAGGCCCTGCACGAGCCGGTGAAACAAAATGTGGTCGATGGGGATGGTGCGAGTCATGGCTTAGTTGGCAAAAAGCTGGTCGAGGCGGAGCTGCTCGTGCTCGGCGCGCTGGAGGTGGAAAATGGCCTGCGTGGCGGTCTCGTGGAGTTCGCCGCCTTCCTCGGCCATCTCGGCAACACCGCGGAGCACGCGGAGTTGATCGCTGGGAGGGAGGTCGTGCCGCGTCGAGAGGGCACGCGCGATGACGTAGTCAATGTCTGGGGAGCGAGTCATGTGAGCTGGAGTTCTTTCTCAATGGCGGCGCGCACTTCCCGGAAACGTCCCTGGTTGATGGCGACCGACACTGTCGGGCGGGGGCGATTGATGCGGCGGGCCAGCTCGGCGATGGTCATCCGATTCCGGCGGAGGAGGGCCAGAAGGACCTTGTCCCGGAAATCTTCTTGCATGCCTGAGGCAATTTGGTTAACGCCTGTCATCGCTTACGAGCGTCAACCTTATGACCAGTCACAGCGCAGTCAAACAAAAAGATGTCTGAGGGAGAAAAAATTTCTGACCGCGTCCGCGAGGTTATGGAAAAGTATGACCTGAATCAGACCGAGACGGCCCATCAACTCGGTCTGACGAGCGGCTCGTATGTGTCTCGAATCCTGTCTGGAGAAAGGAAAAATCTTTCACGCCCGTTGCTGGAGCGGCTGGAAACCCTAGAAAAACGCGGACCTGCCCAGACAATGACGCAGTCACAATCCGTGCGCGACGTTCGAGCCGACGCTATGACTCGCAGTGCCCGCTCCCGGCTGGAGCATCGTCGCGTCGAGGCGGGGTTCTCCCGACAGGCGCTCGCGGAAGCGATCGGCTCGACCGTTGGGCATATTCAGGCCCTCGAGGAAGGGAGCGCGCGGATTTCTCAACGCATGGCAGAGGCCATCGTGAAGGCCATCCCCACCCTCGCGCTCGAGGACCTGCTCGACGGCAGCGATCATCCGCCCACGATCGGCGGAAAGGTCGGCGGTTTCGGACGGAAGCCGGATGTCGCGACGCCGCCGGACGTGGTCGCCCGCTACGTGCCGCTGATCTCCTGGGCGCAGTGCGGGCACCTCACCGACTTCGAAGACATCTACGACTATGAAGGTTATGTCGCCTTCAACGTGCGCGACAGCAAGGCCATCGCCGTCACGCTCAAGGGCGATTCGATGGAGCCGCGATTCCGCGAGGGCGACGTGGCGATTCTCTATCCCTCGCGCAAGCCGCAGACTGGCAATCTCGTGATCGCGAAGATTCGTGACGAGGGCGTCGTCTTCAAGAAATTCCAGATCCTTTCGCGCCAGCCCGCGCGGTTCCGCTTCATCTCCGAAAACCCAAAATACGAACCCATCGAGCGCGCCGAGGAGGAGATCGAGTGGATCTACCCCGTCGCAAACGTCGTCAACAACACGCTATGAAAACCGCCCTTGCCCTCATTGCCGCCCTGCTCGCCGCTGCCACCCTTCACGCCGCCGAGCCGTTGCCCGCCGGCTCGCGCCTGAAGGCGCCGACCAATGCCACCCTGCGCGTCGTGCAGGTGCTCCCCGACGCGGGCGTCCTCGCCATCGTCGAAGCGAAGAACGTGCGCGGCGAGGCCTACTGGAGCAGCGGGCAAATCTTCATCGCGTGCCCGACGGCTGGAGTGATCGACGGGCAGACACTCAAGCCAGTGCCGCCCATCGTCGCGACGGCGGAGATCTACTCCTACGAGACGGTCGGCGCCGGCACGAAGACCGTGCAGAAATTTGCTTTCTCCCGATAGGCGCCGCCGGCGATGTAGCCTGGGCGGTGTGGCTGTGGTAAGAAATTACCCAATCTCGCCGCAGCGTCCGCACCGTCGTGTGACGGAGCCGCTTCGCCCAGGCAGCGTGGCGAGCGATGTTCGCCCACCTTCTTTTCGCCCAGGCCATCGGGGCGCAATATAACCTCGATGCCAATGGCGCCGTGCTCGTGGCCGTGGCCGTGGTCGCCACACTCAGCATCGCCGGCGCCGGCGCTCTGATCTTTGCCGCCTTCCGCCGCAAGCCGGCGCTGGAAAAGGAAATCACCGACGAGATCGCGAAGGCGATCAAGGATCTCGAAGAGAAGGTGGAGCGGCGCATGGCCGGCGTGACGAACGAGGTCCACCGCCTCAACGCCGAGCGGCGACAAACCATCGCGGGCCTATTTGCGAAGTTCGACGAGCTGCGCACGGATACAGACGACCGCCTCTCGGCGCAGAGCCGGACGATGGCGAAAGGGTTCGAAGACGTTCACCGGTCCCTCGGCCGCATCGAAGGAAAGGTGGGCTAAATGAGCGACGTTGCCCTTGCCCGCAAAGAAGAGTGCCGCCACGCGGTGCTCGCGTTCCTGGTCGATCGACCGGTCGTTAGCCATTCCGTTGCCGCCATTCGTCGTGGCATCAATCGCGAGGGCGGCGACTTTACCGAGCCGGAGACTCGCGAGGGCGTCGAGCTGCTCGTCGGCCTCGCGCTCGCGAAGGACGTTCCCGATCCGCTCGGCTCTACGCGCTACTACCAGGCGACCTCCGCAGGCGTCCTCGCGCACGAAAGGGGGCGGGCGTGATTCTTCCGAAAGGCCGCCTCCGCCGCGTGGTGGAGATCAATGTGAACGGCGTCCTCGCCAACCCCGGCACGGCCGACGGCTGGTGCGATCGCGCCGTCACCCTCGCGCACACGAAGTTTGGCATCCACGGCGAGAAGTGGGAGCACTGGAGCGGCCTGCTCACCCGGCACATCTGGCAGGAGAAGCGCGCGATCGGCGTGGCCGCCCTGGCAGACAAATACCTCGCGAGCGGCTGGCAGGTCTTCCTTCGGGGGCACTCGAACGGCTGCGATGTGATCTGCCGCGCGCTGCCCTACCTGCGCCACGGCGCCATCGCGGGCGCGCAGCTCGTCGCCGCCGCGTGCGAGGCGGATTTTTCCAAGAACGGGCTGAACGACGCGCTTGTCTCCGGTCGGCTCTCGCGAGTGGTGCTCTGCTGCTCTGCCGACGATCGCGCGCTGTGGGCGGCGCGCATTACTCACCCCCTCCTCAATCTAGCCGCCAATGGCTACGGCAGCCTTGGATTCACTGGCCCGCTCGCCGTGGCCGACGCGATCGAGCACCGCGTGCGCACGCACTGGCGCCCGGGCTTCGACCACGGCACCTGGCTCAACCCTGAGAATCTCTTCGGCACCATGACGCTCCTGCACGCAGCCTGAGGAACACCCAGCCATGAAAACGCTCCACCTCAAAACCGTCGCTGCAAGGCTGGGTATTCCTCTCCAGCGGCTAGCTAGACTTGTCACCCGCTGCTGGTGGCGCGGACACACGCCGCCTCCTTGGGGCGAAGGCTGCGTGGAGTGCGGCTGTGAAGTTCCGGACTACTCCTACTATCAGGGAGGACTCCGAGACATCCTCCGTGACCTCGTAAGGCGCGCAAAATCAGCTCGCTGCCCCGACTGCGGGAAAACCTACCACAAGAGGAACAACCATGACGGCTGCATCCCCTTCTAAATCTAACGCATGAACTCGCGCCTCTTCGCCTTCATTTGCCTGGTCGCTTTGTTTGTAACGTTCGCCGTTCTCTGCCTCGGCGGTTGCTCGAATCTTAATGACTACGACCGCAGCTACTCCCTGCGCTACGCCGACGGCGACCAATCCGTCGCGGCTGGCGTGACCCTTCATCCTCGCAAACCCTACGACGAGGCCCGCCGCGTGCCGCCCTCGCTCGATTGGAAGAATCCCGACTTCTACCCCGACCTCGCCACGCCATGACGCTCAACCCTCGATCCATTCTTGTCGACATCGCTGCCGCCGAGCTGGGCGTGCGCGAGACCTCGCGCAACCACGGTGAGGGCATCGCGAAATACTGGCTGGAAACGAGCTACGGCAGCGACGGCTACCTGAACCGCGAGCCCTACTGCTCCGCATTTGCCTGCTACCTCGTGGCCGAAGCAATTCGTCGCGGCGCAGCGCTCGGCGTGACCGCAGCCACCCGCCCGGAGGAGGCCGCGGTGCGGAACTTCGTCGCGTGGGCGCGCAAGCCTGCCAGCGGCTGCAAGGTCTTCGCCCCGCGCGATGGGCAATTCTTTCCGCAGGCCGGCGACTTCGTCTGGTTCAGCTTCGGCAGGGATCACCCGGACCACATTGGCCTCGTCGAGGACTTCGATGGTGCGCTCGTTCGCACGATCGAGGCCAACACCGGGCCGGATGGAGGTCGCGACGGCGACGGCGTCTATCGGAAACGCCGCGCGCTCGCCCTTTGCCGCGGTTTCATCCGCCTGGCATGGAAAGTGAGGTCCGCATGATCGAGATCGCCCAGCTTGTCGCCGGCCTCGGCATTGTCGGCTTCCTCCTTTGGCTCGGCCACGTCCCGCGCGCATGAACCTCGAGGCGCTCCAGGCCATGTGCGAGTCCAAGAACCGCTACCCGACGAAGAAGGCCGCGCGCACAGCGATCAATGCCGCCATGCGTCGCCGTCGCAAGCGCCCCGAGCATCTCCGCGAATATCAATGTCCCGTCTGTAACGGCTACCACCTCACCCACAAATCATGAACTGGCCCGAATCCTTCGCAATGGTCGCCGCAAACATCGCGGCCGTCGTCATCCTGTGGCGCATCCTTAAATGACCGATCCCGCTCCAACGCGCACCGGCAAGATTGCCTCGCTGCCTGCCCGCATCCGCGAGCAGGTGTGCCAGCGCCTGCACGACGGCGCCAGCGGCCCGCAAATTCTCGCCTGGTTGCACACACTCCCCGAGGTGCTCGCCGTGCTCGACGAGAAATGGAGCGAGCAGCCGATCAGCCCGCAAAATCTCTCGGAGTGGCGCGGAGGCGGCTATCAGGACTGGCTGCGCAAACGCGAGAACATCGCCAACATCAAGCTCCTCTCCGACTACTCCCTCGAGATCGCAAAGAGCGCCGGCACGTCAATCTCGGACGCTGCCGCCGCCATCGCGGGCGGCCAGATCCTTGAGGCGCTCGAAAAAATCGGCGACGCGCCCGACGGCGAGGAGCGCCTCGTCGGTCTCTCGCTCGCCATCGCGAAACTCCGCGACGGCGACAGCAAGATCCTGCGCGCCCGCATGAGCGAACGCGCCGCCGAGCAGAAGGACCGTCAGCTCGACCTCGACGAGCAGAAGTTTCGCTACCGTGTCGCCGAAGAAATCGTGAAGTGGGCGAAGACTCCCGAGGCGCAGGCTATTCTCAACTCCACCGACACGAAGGCCGTGCAAATGGAGAAACTCGTGCAGCTCGTCTTCGGCGAGCGGCCGGAAGCCACGATCGAATGAAGACGATGCCTCTGAGCCCGCCCGCGACCGAGGCCGAACTCGATCGAGCCTCAACGATCTGGACCGCTGCGCAAGACGCGATGGTCGAGCGCGGCTTTGGTCGCCACCTCTGGGGCGCCCAACAGCAAGCAGGGCACGAGTTCGTCGTGCTGATGCTGAGGGAGGCGGCAAAGACGCCATGAGTGACGCCCTCTCCAAGCCCATCGCCGGGATGCATTGGCAGATCGCCATCAATGGCCGTCGCTCCGCAAACGGCCGGCCGCTTTCGGAAAATCACCGAGGCGATATTGCCGAGGCCGATCAGAGCCTCTCCATCTTCGACGCCGCGCGCTCGCTGCTCGACTACGCAGAGCGCGATACATCCGTCGCGTATCCCACCGCGATTCAAATCACTCTTGGTCGGCCGGAGGATTTTTCATCATGAACGCCCCGCTCATCAACCTTCGCGAATATGCGAAAGAGCCATTCTGGAAGGACGACCTTGGTATCATGTTCTGGATCTGGCGCCGGCAGGCGGGGAAGTCGTTCACCGCTGCCGCAAAAGCGCTCCGTCGGATGATGGAGATCCGCGGGCTCCTCTCGGTTTTCTGTTCGGCCTCAGTGAATCTCGGCGTCGAGTTCGTTCGAAAGGAGGCGCAGATCTGGGCTCTAATGCTCGACACCTATCGCAAGGCGGTCGCCGCGCAGGGGCTGATGTTGACGAGCTCGGCGGACAATGATCGGGGCGAGCTGCTCGACATCGACGCCATTGCCGATCTCTTCGAACACCAGAAGCTCGAAACGAAGATCTGGCACGATCGCACAACATACTCGCGCTCGATCGTCGTAGCG